CTCGAGGGCTCGGGCGATAGTGATCACCTCCGCCTCGACGATGGCTCGCGCCGAGTCCGGGCTCCGCTCGGCCTCGAGGTCGCCGAGGACATCGCCCGGATCCCGCAGGAAACGTTCGATGTCCGCCCAGACGACCGGCTCGATCGTATCCGTCCTGATCGACTGGCCTGGGCAGCGACCGGGGAACGGTCCGCGCTCGACGACCTGGCCGACGCAGCGGTACCACCCCACCTCGCCGCGACCCTGCGTCCCGCAATACGTCAAGCCGCAGACGCCGCAGCGGATGACGCCGCGGAGGAGGTAGCGTCGCCGGCTGTTCTTGGCCATCGTCCGGTTCGCCGCGAGTGTCTTCTGGGCGGCATCCCAGAGGTCCTCCGACACGAGCGGCTCGACTTTGGCCCCGATGATCTCGTGGCCCCGCTTCTCGCTGTGGGGGCCGCGCTGGTCGATCCGCCGGCCGTACTGCTGCTCGCCTCGGTAGATCGGGTTGATGACCATGTTCCGGATCCGACCGGCGCGCCACAGGCCCTGCGTGCGCTGGCCGCGGATCCCGCGGCCGTCTCTCGCATAGTGGGTCGGGACGGCCCGGGCGTCGAGATCCGCGGCGATGCGCCGACAGCTCCAGCCGTCGAGCCCGAGGCGCTCGTACAGCCAGCGGACCAGGCCCGCGGCGGTCTGGTCGGCCCAGACGATCGTCTCGTCGGGGACTAGGCGTGCGGTCGCCTTTCGACCCAGCACGCGGTATCCGAAGGGCACGATGCCTCCGGTGTACCGGCCTTCCCGTGCAGCCCGGCCGAGGCCGTCGGCGGATCGCCGCAGGAAGTCGCGACGGGCATGATCGGCGACGACGGCCTGGACGTCGTAGCCGAGAAGGTCGGGCTCGCCCTCGACGATGCTCCGGACCCGGATGCCGAGATCCATGAACCGCCGCCGGACCACGAGGAGGTCGACCGCATCGCGCCCGAGTCGGTCGAACTTGTAGACATGGACCTCCTCGAACTGGCGAGTCGCGGCGCCGTGCATGAGCCGGCTGCCGGCCGGCCGCTCGGCCAGCGGGATCGTTCCGGACACGCCGTCGTCGACGAACCGCTCGACTAGCTCGACGTCGGGCTCGCCCGCCAACCAGCGGGCCAGCTCGTCGGTCTGGGTCCGGATCGTCTCGCGCTAGCGCTGGTCTTCGCTCGACACCCGCTCATAGGTCGCCACCCGCCGCGTCGCGGTCGGGGCGGTCATGGTCATCGCTGGCCTCCGTCGCCGCGGCCCGGCAGGACGCGGGGGAGGCCCAAGACCACCCGGAGCGCTGCCCGCATTGACTCGCGGTCAGCGGACCATTCACGCTCTGTGTGGAGCGATCTGGCAAGGCGTTTCTGTGGGCGCGCCGTGTCGGCGCCCTGTGCATCAAGCGGCTCGCGGACGACGGCCAATCGGAGGCGGGCAAAGCGGCTCACCGGTCGCTCACCCAGTCGATTCCGCGTGTCTCGTAAACCGAGACGAACTCGTCCTCGCGCTCGATGTTCGCCAAGGCGAAGAGGGCGTCGCACCAGGCGGCCACCCCGTCGATCTTCTCGGAGCTCTTCTCGCGGTCGGGCTTGATGTTGCCGGCCGGGTCCGTCGCCGCGGCGGCGTTGGCGACCATCCAGGCGGTCACGGGGTTGCCGTCGTGGTGGACGAGGCCGGCCGCGATGTCGGCCTCGAGGCGCTTGGCCGGCGCCGAGAGGCTGGCGAAGCCCTGCCCGACCTCGACCACGTCGAAGCCTGCATCCTGCAGCTCAGGCGTCAGCCAGGCGGTGTTCCAGCGGTCGATGCCGATCGGGCGGACCCCGATCGCGCTCGTCTCCATGACGTCGGCAAGGATCCGGCGCTGGTCGACGCGGTTGCCCGCGGTCGTCCTGATCCAACCATCGCGGATCCAGACGTCGTAGGGCACGTGGTCGCGGCGGACGCGCTCGGCGACGTTCGCTTCGGGCATCCAATACCGGATCCGGAGGTCATAGCAGCGCCCCGCGTGGCCCTCCACCTCGCATGTCTCGCGCGGCCGGACGATCGCGTAGGCGGTCAGATCCGTCGTTGACGACAGGTCGAGACCGCCGACGGCGTGGGAACTGCCGGCGAGCGGCGTCGGGCGGTTGGCCTCGGCCGCGTTCGCGAACGCCGACGCATCGAGCCACTTGCCGGAGCCCTCGGTCCAGATGCAGAAGCACAGGCGCTTGACGACCGACTGCTGGGCGGGCTTGCCGAGGGCCTCGCGGACCATCTCCCGGAGGTACTGACGGGGCAGGCTGACGCCGAGGTTGGGGTTGGCCTTCTCCCACACGGCCTCGTCGGTCCAGCTGTCGCAGCCCGCGCAGCCGTCGACCGGCATCCCGCCCGGTCGATGCTCGTCGCACATGTCGAGGCCGGCCACGAAGCCGAACCAGGAATCGTCCTCGAGCACGCCCTCGAGGACGTTGATCGAGTACTGGTGGTCGGCCCAGCAGACCGAGTGGCGGTCGTAGCCCGAGTTCGTGATCCGGAAGATGAGGGCCTCGCGCCAGCCCTTGGTCCCGGCCCGCATCGCGTCGATGACCTCGGGGCTCGGATGGGCGTGCTCCTCTTCGATGATCGCGATGTAGACGCGTGGCCCGTGGAGGTTCTTGGCCTCGGACGATAGGTAGGTGAAGGAGCTGCCCTTGGGGCCAGCCAGGGCGTGGGCGAAGACCTCGACACGGGCGCTGAGAGCGGGCGACTTCTGGACCATGAGCCGGGCGTCGTTCCAGGGGATGACCGACTGGGCGCGGCTGGGCGCGGCGCTGTAGACGGCCGCACCCGAGCGGCCCTCGCCGGCCATGCTGTAGAGGGCGATCCCGGCCGCCATGGGCGTCTTGCCCGAGCCCTTGCCGGTCTCGATGTAGGCGTTCCGGATCACACGGACCCAGGCGCCGTCCTCGTCGCGCTGGTACCAGCCGAAGATCGAGCCCGCGATGAAGGCCTGCCAGGGCCCGAGGATGAAGGGGAGGCCCTCGAAGTCGCCTTCGTGGAGTCGCAGGAACCCGAAGAAGCGGATGGCCCGGCCGGCCTTGGCCGCGTCGAAGCGGAGATCCGGGCGATCGAGCCACCGAAGATGCCGGTCGCAGAGCAGGCGGACGTAGCGGTTGGCGACGATCCGGCCCTCGACCACGGCGCGGGCGTACTCGTGGACGACGGCGGCCGCGGCCTCGTTGTCGCTCATGGCATGGGCGGTTCGAGGCGGTGCGGCGATCGTCACGCCTCGTCGCTCCGCAAGAAGGCCTCGAACGGATCGACCTCCTCGGACACGGCTCGGCCCGAGAGGCCCGCCCGCGCCGCTGGTGTCAGGCCGAGCTCGCGGGCCATGGCCCGGATGACCATGCCCTCGTCGCGGACGATCTGGTGGAGCGGCGACTTGACGAGCTCGCCCCGCCGCGCCCCCGCGCCGCCGGCGACGATGAGCGGGCCCGACTGCTCCAGCATCGTCGCGGCGTGCACGTACCGGGCGACCGCCTCGCAGTACAGGCGAAGGACATCGCGGTCGACGGCCGTGATGACGCCCGTGCCGGCCATCTCGCGCAGGACGTGGCGCCAGACCGTCTTGGCCGCGGGGCTCATGTCGAGCGGCATCCGGGGCGGGCCGCCGCGCGGCGCGGGCTCGTGGCGGTTCAGGCGGGAGGAGCGCGTCTCGCCGTGGAGGAGCTTGAGCTTGGTCGGGGTCCGGGGCGGTGCCATCAGTGAGACTCCGCCCACGCTTCGTAAAGTCGCGGCGCGTTGATCACAGCCGCACCGCCTTCTGGCCGCTGAAGTTCTGCCAGCGCTCGATGGCCACGGCCACATAGCGCGGGTCGATGTCCATCGCGTAGCAGCGACGACCGAGCTGTTCGGCGGCGATGATGGTTGTCCCGGAACCGACGAAGGGGTCGTAGACGATCTCGCCCGGCCGACTGGAGGTCGAGAGCGAGCGCGCCACGAGCTCGACCGGCTTCATGGTCGGGTGTTCCTCAGAACGCTTTGGGCGAGGGATCTCCCACACCGTGTCAAGGGTCCGGTCACTCGTGAAGTAGTGCGCCGCCCCTGGTCGCCAGCCGTACTGGATGAACTCGTGCCTGTAGTGATAGTCCGCTCGGCTCATCACGAACGAGTCCTTGACCCACACGAGCGTCTGCCGGTAGATGCCTAGATCGGCAAGGACCTGAAGGAAGACGCGGCTGTCCGAAGGTGACGCGACGTAGAAGGCGCGCCCAAGACCGACGTATTCGATGGCGAGACTGAACGCCTCTCGCAGCAGAGCATCGAGCGCGCTATCGTCACGTTCGTCGTTCTCGATCTCGAGCCGACGCTTCGTCTTGCCCACATAGGCGACGCCGTAGGGCGGGTCGGTCCAGACGCAACCAGCCTCCACACTGGCCATGAGCCGCGCCACGTCCTCGGCTACGGTGGCGTCGCCGCAGAGGAGCCGATGTTCGCCGAGCGCAAAGAGGTCGCCGCGTGTGATGTTCGACCCCGCGCCCAAGGCTGGCGCATCGTCTGGGTCGGTCAGGCCAGCCTGCGGGTCGCGCGATGGCGCCAGATCGGCCAGGAGCCGCCGTAGGCCCGCGTCATCGACGCTGACCTCGGCCAGCAATGCCGTGAGTCGTTCGGTACTCTGCTCGGCCATCGCGCCGATCGGGTCGAGCGTCGCCAGGACGAGGGCCTCCTCTTCGGCCGACAGGTCGACATAGACGACCGGTACCTTTGCCTCGCCCCGGCTGATCGCCTCTTCAACCCGGGCGTGGCCG